TGTGACCTTGATTAGTGTCTCTGCGTGTGTTTTTTGTGGTAATGATTTAGTCATGGTTTCACAGTTTGAATGAGAATTCGTTCTTTGGTGGTGTCCCGTGCTTTTGCAAGTTGTTCAATCGCTTGTTGATTTCGTTTGGGCAACTGATCCCATTCTACTTGCTTTTCAACATAAGGTGATGGAAGAAATTTATCAATCTTATGGCACACTTTATCCAAAGAGTTGGAGATAAATTCTGCAGTTGCTTGTGCAATCGCAAACGGACCAAGCACAATCAACCGAATTGCAACAAAATGTGGAATATATTTGAGATAGGGATAGGTTTTGGTTTCAGTCATTTGAGTGAATAATGTTGAGCATTTGTTGAAAATAACCGTCAGCAAGTTTATTTACTTTTGACCTCTCATAAGGGTCATCAATATCATAGACTGTTAATTCAAGAGAACTGATAACTTTATCACATAAATCTTGAAGTGCCTCTACTTTTTGTTTGTCAGTCATTTGCCTGTAAGATAATTGAGGTCACTTACGATGCGTTGTGCTTCTTCTGATGAGTTAAATTCTTCTACGATGTAACTGAAACCGTTGGAAAATGTTCGGCGGATCTTGTTACCTTCAGCAGTGTAAGATCCATAGCGAACTGGAAACTGATTGAGAATTGTTCTGATCATTTGATGTTCAGATAAGGTTTGTTGTAGATCATGTGATCTAGAACTTGACCGATCATTTGTCGGTAAGTCTCATCATAGTTTTTGCTGCACTCTTCATACGCCTCATAGAGTTTGGTGTAGAGTGTGTCCCAGTGCTCTTGAGTGATGGTGGTCATCGCTTTGTTTGAACTGAAGTCATTATACAGCAAAAAGGGCACCTGTAGAGATGCCCTGTGCCAGTTGATCAATTGTCACTCTTCAGTATCAAATGCCATTTCAAATGGTTCATCCTCATCATCAAGTTGATTCATACACCAGATTTCAAGATTCAAATCGGATAATTTTTTGCGATAACTATCAACAATAGTTGGATTTAAAATGTTTTCGATAGGAGCGAGAACATTATCCCTTCTTGTCTGCCAACCTTGATTGAGTTTTTCTTTAAACTTAATTCGGGAAGCAACAATCTTCTTAGCATTATTTGAATTCTCTTTATTCCAAAGAAGTACTTTAGTTACTTTTGGTGGTAAAGTTCCTTCAACAGTTACTTTAGGATCTTCTGCTTCATTCTTACATACTGTTGTAAGTAATCTTTCTGCGTATGTGAAAGCAAAACTGATATTATCTTGAAGAGGAATGACTACAAATTTATACTGATCATTTTCAGTATTGTGTTGTTGCCATTCATCAGATTCAGCAATGAATCTATCAACATCTTCTTCGTTGTTATTGATAGTTAATTGACCGACAACTTTTTCAGGATCTTTAAGTGCGTCGAGAACCTTAGTTACGATTCGTTCAATAACTGTAGTGTTATCATTATAACGTGTATAACAACCCATATGCTTCAACAAATCTCTCACAAAAGGTCTTGTGAGTAGATCTTCTTCGTGATTATCAAGTTCATCTCTGATGATACTTACACACGCTGTTTCAAACATGTAATCTTTGGTATCTTCAACAATAGGACCAAAAACGTTTCCCCACATTGCTGCCATTGTGAGAATAGAATGATCGCTAAACAAATTGAAGATTCCACCATTGCTAGGAAGAACTCTTTCGTATCGAGCTGAAGGAATTTCCTTAACCGCTTTATTTTCACGACAAACTTTAAGTGTATGTCGGCGGTCAAATGCTTCCTTTACATCACCAATGGGTAGAAAAGGTATTGGCCAAGAAGTACGATCCCATCCATAAAGAAGAGAACCTGTAAGTCCTACAATCTTTTGAGATACTGTATCTTTGGTTCCACGAACAGTGTTATCTCCAACACGAAATTCGTTTACCTTATTCATTTCCAGTCCTTCAAGATTGAGGAAGGGAAAGTTTGCATAAATGTCATCTTCGTAATCTACACGAAGATCTTCGATGGAGAAGTTACTTCCCCAAGACAGTTTCTTTGCCATTTTTACTATCCTGTAAAATTATGAGATCTGACTTAGCAAATCTCTTTGCATTCTTATTTATAGCATAGAATTATATCTATGTCAAGCGAGGAGAATAACTAAACTTAATATTGCCTTGCCAGTCACGTTGAGTATAAACTGCTGCAAGTTGAAATCCTAACTGAGGCCATGGTTTAATAGGAGTAGGAACGCAATAGATTTCTTTGAGTGCAAAGTTGTATTCTCGCATATCACGAATGCGTTTCTTAGTAGTATAATGATTAATCGTTGTAAGATAAACAATGTTATCGGAGACTTTCATTCCGTGAAGAAGAAATTCTTGCATCTTTGACCATGGAGGATTAGTAATAATCCAATCAACTTTTTTATTATAAATTAGAAAATCTTTGTTTTCTCCTAATTCACACCAATCCTTATTTTCGGTGTTAAAGTTATCGTAAAATGCTCCTTCACCTCTGCTAGGATCAAGAATAAGACCAGAGGGATTAAAATGTTCAATGATTTCTTTCGCCAACCACTCTGGCGTCATTACTATATCTTTTTCTGGACAATTTTTAGGTGGGCAGAATGCTCTCATTTATTTTTAACTCTCTTATTTCTGATTGAACAATAAAATTAATATTTTCTTTTGTGTATTCTATTCCAGAAGCAATTAATTTGCTAAGATGGGTAGAACATTGAACTCTACGCTGGACAGTACTACCAACTTTTGGATTGATAACGAAAAAAGATGTTTTAGACTGAACTTCAGATTTCCAAGGTTTTTTATCAAATTTTTGATAGTGCTTCTGTGCTTCTCTACCATGTTTAATAGATTTTATTTTATCTACATAGTGTTCAATTTTTACACGATCCATACCATCCCAAAGCATATCATAGTGTTTAGGTTCAATAAAAAACTCGTATTGAGTATGGTATACTTTCTGTTTTCCAACCTGATCATAGCATCCAACAATGAGTCTATATTCTTCAGTATGACCCATCATAGTCAATAAATCAGCGCAATTAACCGTATTTTTTTGAGCTGATTTTACACTGGCATTATAATCAATGAGTAATCCTTTGGTAAGATCAAATGGTGCTGTATATTTATTAAGTTTGTTATATTCATCTCTAGATATACCAATTCTTTGTTGGATAATCATATTCTCAAATTCAAATCCGTGCTGTTGAACTTCTGTCATTGTTTTTAAAGATACTTAATTTCGACTTCTTTGACACGTTGCATAAAACTATCATCACCATGATCACCACTGTAAAGGAAATCAATATGACGCATAATCTCTGCCATCTTACGCATTTTGGGCAGTTGTTCTTTCAGATACTCAATCACTTCTGGTTCGTGATTAGGATACCAGTTAGAATGGTCTCCATCTGTGCCTGCTTTACCATTATTAAGGATCTCTTGTTCTAACTCATCAGCAAACTGGGATACGCTGTAGTATTTGTATCCACAATCGTTAAAGTGTCCGCCGCTCATTTTACTACCTCCAATTCATCAAGTTTCTCATTTACAAAACCAGTCATATCAATCGTGCGAGGATCTACACCTTCATCAAGGCAATCAAGGTGAAACTCCATAACAGCACCAAGAATCAAACAAGTGCGACGATGATCGTGCTCTGTGATAATAGTATGTGGCATAGCAACATACTTAACAATGTGATCATAGAGTTGGTCGTAAGTCATTGTTGTGCCTCAATAATGGATTTGATAGTTTTAAGATCTTCTAATCGTGCTTTGTGTTCATCATACTGCTCACAGAAGTCATCCATTCTTTCTTGGTGTCCTTCATCATCATAGTTGGTTTCTTCACGAATTTCCCATTCAATATCAGAAAGATATGCTTGGGTATCATCAATGAAGTATTCAAGAGTGTCAATCAATCCCATGATACATTCTGAACGAGGAAACCAGGCATCACATAAGTCCAAACACCAAGTTCTTGATTTCCACCAATTTTATACTCCCACTTATATTCAAACTTATTATGACTATCCCAAGTCATATATCCTTTCTCCTTATCAAATCGACCTTTAATAGTAAGACCGTGTTTGTTAGAGTAAATGTTACGAGTGCGAAGTGCTCCACCTTTTTCGCGGGTTTCAACTACCACACAGGTATCAGGATAAGTTTGAATACCCTGCTCTAAGAGGCAGGGAGATTCATAACGAAACGGGCGATAGGTCTTAGTCTCTTGTGCAAATGTAGGAGTAGAGAAAAGAATCAAAGCAAGAGCAAAAAATTTTTTCATCAGCATTCATCCATTTTCAAAAAATCTTCAAGTTTTTTGTCATCGCACTCTTCTAAGTAATCCCACTTCCAAGTGCGCTCAATAAGTCCAATATCAAAACCGAACTTATATACCCAGAAAATAATACTTAATGTGCTACCAATTCCACATTTAATTTGCAAATAAGGCCAAGATGCATAATCATTCCAACTAAGTGATGTTTGAATTAGAGACCAACCTTTTACATTCAAAAATTGAATATACCAATCGTGCCCATAGTCGTATCTGTGCTTAAAATTAATTAGATTCATTGTTTTTTCTACCGTGAATAGGACATTCTGAATCAACCCACTTTTTATTTGCGGGCATTTCTTGATTATCTAGGATAGGACAGAGACATCCTTTTTCAACAGCATCAGGAGAACCTGGAATCAAATTATTCCATTGTTTAAATTGCGATGCAGTCATTGCATCCATTTCTTCGTCTGTATATTGAGATTTGTCAGGTTGTTCATAACGAGACAGTTTTTCTTTCAGATCATAAATCTCATCTTGCAATTTACAAAATTCATTGCTATAATCTTCCGCAAGTTTCAGGTCAAATTCATCTGCAATTTTACGCATATCCTCTACATTATGCATTTCATTGAATGCAGTGAAGCAAGCACCTTTCATAATACCAACTTCATTATGACCGATGGCACGGAGAAAGTTAGAGAAAAACTTGAAGAGTTGCATTGTGCTGAGATCTTCAGCAGGAATCTCCATAGTGATATGTTCTTTGGGAAGCATACCATCCTCAAAAGAAGAGTAATACCTACTGGTGCTTTCCCATTCACCATCGTATTGGATTTTGATTTTAGCAGTGTAAGTCATTGTGTCACCTGAACTCGTTCATTGTAATGCATCCACAAGAGGATTGGAATATTCTTGTTCCACTTCTTCAACTGGCACAGTTGTTTCTATCCGATCCTTTGCGATGGTGTAGTAGTCTTCACAGTATTCCATACCAATAAACTTACGATTCAGTTTAACAGCAGCAACACCAGTAGATCCTGATCCCATACAATTATCAAGAACGGTATCACCCTTGTTAGAATATGTTTTTATTAACCATTCCATCAACGGAACTGGTTTCTGGGTAGGATGAACCTGTTGCTGTGCGCTGAAATCGCGGGAAATATTTAAGATAGATTTTGGATAGCGAGTTCCTTCATTACTGAATGATTTTCTTGGTTTCAATCCATATCCATGATCATTCTTTTTTCCTACATATCCATCAGGATTTTTACTTATCCTCGCATAAGGTTCTCCTACTTCCATCTGTGGGTTGTATGTGCCACCTGAATTCTTGGAAAAGATCAGTATGTTTTCGTGAGTCTTCATCGGTCTGTATTTGGCAAGTCCAGGCGACCCACACTTGTTTTTGTTCCATACTAATTCGTATTTAAACCACTTAATATTAGAGCAGATCAATTGTGCAGAGAATGGCTGAGAACCAAAGAGGCACATCATACCCTTAGGTTTAATAATGCGACCATATTGTTCCCACATGGCATCAAAATCCAAAACTGCATCCCAATCGATGCTGGTAGTGCCGTAGGGTGGGTCGCAGCAAATGAAATCAATGGATTCGTCTGGAATCTCTTTCATGAGTTCCAGACAGTCTCCAAGTTGTAAATTAAAGTTGTTCAAAACCATCGTGGGCACTAATTTTACGACGAACGGACTCTTTATAACATTCTACCAGAAACTCATATGCTTGTCGATGAGTGCGTTGAACTGGATGAAGATTATCTACCCATTTAATTTGAAATGGAAGGTTATTACCATTAGGAGTAATTTTTTTGAGAGTTTTCAAAGAAGAAAGATGAACCTCATTAGTTACTTTATTCAGTGAAAAAATATGATAATCCCTATGATTGTCTTCAGAACTATGATTTAAAAGTGCTTGTTGAAACTTTTGCCAAGTTGTTACTTTTACTTGTTCTTCTGGAAGATTTGTCAAAGCATAAAGAACTGCTGCTTTTGAAGAGAAATTATCCGCAGCAGTTCCATACTTCGAAGATTTGATATTGATGGGATAACCAAATACTTTCAAATCCCACCAAGACCTTGCTTTAGGAATTTCAATGTTATCTCCATACTTACTAATAAGAAGTTTAACAATTGTTTGTTCATCATCAATACTATTCACACGACCATCTTCGTGATTTTCACTAACTGAGATTGTAATTGAATTCAAAAACTCAACAACTTCAACAAGAATGGATGGGAACATAAGTTAAAATGGACTACAAGTAATACTATACATTAAAATTGTAATTCTGCAACCAGGGGTGTTCCAATTCTTCAATTGGACCTTTTTGGAACAATGCCTTTGTTTTTTCATCATAATAAAAATTTTCTGCAAATTCTGTTTCAAGATATTTCGTATATGATGGTACAGGTTGAACCTCATACAGTGGTAAGTAATTTACAGAATAAAAATGTTTTGTATATTCTTCTACATCATTATAATATCCACAGAATCTTCTATTGAAATTCTTATATTCACTTTCACCAAATAAGTTTTTATAAAATTCTATAACGTCTTTACCAAAAGTATTAATAAGATATGGTTCTGTAATATATTCGTTATTCATCTGGATTGGAATATCTAAAATTTAAAGTTTCAAAAGAAATTATGACATGTGGATAAAAATTTTTTAGATACTCCATTTCCTTTTCTGCGTCTTCATAATCATAATAAATTACAATTTTGTCCAAATCTAAAATCTTTTGTTCATCAAATGGAATAACAAAATAAATGATTTCCTCACTAAAAAATGCGCTATTCAATTTTCTTAGTGGGAGAAATAAAGTTCTAAAAAGTTTTCTAAACAGTTTCATTAGTCGGTAACAAATAATTTTCCAAAAAGATGATCTACTTCGTGTTGTATGATTCTAGCAATTAATCCATCATACTTCAAGTGCTGATATTTTCCTTTGGTGTCTCTATATTTAACACGAACCCAAGAAGGTCTTAGAACATCATCAAAAACTCCTGGAACACTTAAACAACCTTCATTCATCAAAACAGTTTCTTCACTGAATTCAGTTATTTCTGGGTTGATCATTATAATTGGTGTTCCATTATCATCGACTATAATTATTTGTTTGGAAATACCCACTTGAGGAGCAGCCAAACCAATTCCATTGTTTTCATACATACAACTTACCATTCCTGCAAGTAAATTGCGAAGAGTATCGTCAATATGTGCTACCCTTTTTGCTTTTTGTTTGAGAATTTTGTCTCCAATGGTTCTGATGGTTAGCATTAACTCCCCCCATTGCTACGTTTTTCTTTCTTTTTGAACATTCATAATCCCAATACATTCACGACAATATGTGGTAAATCCATACTTAAAGTTTTTTACAATTTCAAAATTGGATTCATTTAAATGTTTAGATTGATGACAACCTTGACAAATATATGTATTAGGTTTTATTGCATTTTTTCCGATAAAGTTCAACATACTGTAATTTTCACTTCTTCAGCACCTTGATTTGTTACGTGTTTTTCCCAAAGGATAGCACCTTCAAGTTCCAAAAATACTGCTTTTTGTTTTGATTGTCCTTTCTTTTTGTTCTTGATGTATTCAACAGTATATTTCATAATTACTTTTCGCTTTCTTTCAGAAGTCTAACTTTGTTAAAATTGTTTCGGTAAATTAAAATACAAACATCCCTATTTTTTTCTTCAGGAAATGAATTCACACATAATGTAAAATATTCATCACATACAAATTTTATTATGCCCTCATGAGGACCGTATTTTGCGTGTAATCCTTCAGAAAAAACTGCCATTACCCTTGCTCTACCTCATCAAAACCTTCTTTTGTACTTGGAATTTCAAACTCTTTGTGCATCCTTTCGATGACATCAGGAGGAATAACTTTTCCATCCCTTTTAGTATTTCTAATTAATGCTTCTTTTAGTGAAACACCAAACCACACTGCTTTTTTAGTATAATTTTTGGGAACCATTCCAAGTTTTTCCATTCTCATTTTGGCAGTTGTGTTTGTTTGGTCCCAAATGATGTTTTTACCCTCTTTAATTGCCTTACGAAGAACAATTAACATTGCTCTTTGTGCAAGTTTTATGTTTTTTTGAAATACTGCGCTGTAAGATTTCTCTTGTTTTTTAGCAATTTCATCAAGGATGTCATCGCTAGAAATCCTGACATAATCCCCATACTTTTTGTCTTTTGAAAATGTGGATTTACCAGAAGTTGGAATACCACATAACATTATTAGTTCGGGCATCAGGATTTTTTTCTTTTTAATGCTTTTTTAGCACTTTTTGTAGCAGACTTTAGTGCTGATTTTGCTGCTAATTTTACAAGACCAACAACTAAAGATCCGTGATGTTTATTTTTTCTGCTTTTTCTAAGTGCCTTAGACCTTTCATCATATTCAGATCTAATACGTTCTTGATTAGACTTAATTTCTTGTTGCTTTTCTATTGATCTTTGTTTGAAGTCATCTGAATGACCTTCACTCAATTGTGAAATAGAATATTCAACATTTTGAATAAAAAGTCTAAAAGGTTTCATCTTAGAATATCTTTTTAGATATTTATTGAATCGCCTTGTGATAGGTAACAAACAACCACTCTTGATCAAATGGTTCCATACCATCAACTACAAACTCAGAAAACAATGCATTAGAATCTTCAATCATATTATACTGAACCAGTTCGGTCATCCTATTGCACCATTGAACTTCCAACTCTGTAAGGATTTGTTCTTGTATGTTTTGCATTTGAATGTGTTAAAAGTTAGTTAAATGTCGTCAAGTCTATCTTGAAAGTCTTTTAGGATTTTAATCTCCGTTTGAAGACTAACAATCATTTTTTCAAGTTCTTTAATTTTTTGTTGATGCTGCTCTTTAAGTTTAAACAGCATGTAATTGGCGTGTTTTACGTTTGATGTCATATCAGGTAGTAAATGATTCAATTACACCAGATTCTACATCTTCAGCAAGAGCAAATGTTGTAGAATTAAGAATGTTTTCTTTCAGATCACTGTAATACTTTTCATAAAAGTTGCCACTATCATCTGCGGTGATCAAATCGAAACATTCGTCATCATCTTCTGCAATAACGTTCCAGATACCACCATATTCTGATGAAGGAAAGGGAACGTAATGTTGAACAACGTAAAGAAACTTTTGTGCCATTTGTATTTGTAAATTACTCCTTTAGTTTAGATGAATGGTTGATGTTTGTCAATTGCCTTTCTAATTCGATTTTCAAAGGCATCAGGTGAGAAACGAAGAACTGCTCATATGGAAGACCTTCAATTAAATTTGATATGTTATTAATTTGCATTAGAGCAAAAATAATTTTTTGTTCGTCAGTCATTAATAATTAAAAAAGACATTCCAACAGTTAAAACAATTCCCACGAGGATCCCAATAGTAAATGTAATCATTTTGCATATCTGCAATCGGGGTGAGGTTGAGGTAGTTCAGCACATACTTTATCGTATGCTTTGAACAATTCAGCATCACGTTTGATTAAAACTCCATTCCACATAAGAACGGCAATAAATCCAAGAAAAACGTAAATAGCAGTTTTGGAATTCATGAATCGTAACCCTGCATTTTTAAAATAGCACGGCGAGCATCATATGCTTGAGTTTGAGATGCAAACTCAGCGACTTTTTGAAATGGATCACGTCTGTATAGTCCCCATCTTGATGATCCAACTTCACCCAAAATCAAATAAGGATTGTCAATTCCAAGAGGATATGGTTTCATTTGATTTCTCCTTCAGCAATTAGATTTACAATTTCACGACAAGTTACCTGGAGTTGATAAGCATCTCCAAGTTTATGATCCTCATAAATGTCAAGTAAGTCAGTGTGGCAGTATGTATCCACAATTAATTTACATGCATCGTAAAGAGCAGCAACGTGATGTGCTTTTGATGGGAAAGAGATCATGGGGGTTGTTCCCTTGACTACCCCCATATTATAAGGGGAAATCCACTCCACTGAAGTATGGAGTGGTCAGTTTTTAAAGTGTCACTTCGCTTGTTCAACTTGAGATGGGGTGCTAGGAGCATCAAATCCCTTTTTAATTGAATCTCCTTGAACAAATCCAACTCCACCAAGAATAAGTGCAAGTGCTAGAGTGATTGCTGCTTTGGTATGACCAGAATCATCATCTCTATCAGAGTATTCTTCAATAGTTTGTCCAGTTGCAAGTTGCCCAATCCAAGTCCCAAATGCTCCACCGATTCCCATAAGGATCCAAGGAGTAAATGAGAAAAATGCCCAACCAACAGCAACCAATCCAATAAGAGCAATAGATCCTCCAATGTCAGAACCACCTGAGGATCCAGAGGAACTTGTTACTTGACGAAGATTTGCAATTTGTTGAACGTCACCATGTTTAGCATATATTTGTTGTTTTGCTCCACTAAAAGTTGATGCTTCAACTTCTGTACTAATTCTACCGACTTGAGAATTAACAAATACGTCTGCTTTCCAGGTTGCCATAAAATTACTTGTTCATTTGGAGAGTAGGAACAGGCATACCACCTTCAGTGGGAACATAGATGGTTACATTACCATTCTTACTACCGTCTTCAATACCAGTGATGTACAGATACTGGAGATACTCACGATTGTCTTTCAGAGAATTGCCGATGATTTGGTTTGCTTTAGCAACACCTTGAGCACGAATGATTTCAGCATCAGCAAGTTGCTGTGCCGAATCTTTCTTTGCTTGTGCTTCCAGAACTGCTACCTGACGAGTATATTCTGCTTTCTGCAGTTCTGCTTTACCTGCAAGAGATTGTTGCCATACGTTGTATTGAGGACCACCAATAAAGATGAGACCACCAATCACAAAGACACCAGCAACAATAGAAACAACAAAAGGATCAGTTTGATTTTTCATAATTTACCTCAAAAATTAAACAGCAAGAGCAGCGGAAGGGATTTCAACTATTTCGGGCAGTTTGCTATCGTCAAACTGATGCATACTATAGCAAACCCACTCACCACTACGGAAGACGTATGCATACTCTTCGCTGTTATCGGGCAAAAGATACTCACAAAGGTCAGCATCAAGGCGAGGAGGGCATTCTTCACCACGCTGAGAATAATATTGAGGACCATACTCTTGGACTTTCCAACCGTGTGTTGGATCAACACTAAAACGATCCTCAGTCCAGCAGGATGACATATCGCCACCGTCAATCAGTTCGGCAGCAAGTTCTTTGCTGTTGTAGTGTGTCTTCAGGATGCGACCCAACCACTCGGGATAACCATCCCAGTGGTGATAGGAAGACAGGATAGAACCATCAGCGAGTTCAAGACCGATGCGAGCGCGGGTTCCCATTGCAGAAAAAGCGGAGAATTTGGTGTGGGGTTTGCGGAGCGGTTGTCCCCTCCACCTCTTTAATATACAACAAAAAGGGGGGCACGAAACCCCCCTTGTGACACTAATCCAACTGTCCCATCACTCGCTCAGATAATTTCCCCTCCAATTCTTTGGTGGTGGAGGATCGCACTTCCCTTCAAGAGACCTAACCATTAGCTCAGCAAATTTCTCCATTTTATCTGCAGAAACTGTCTGTGGAGAGTAACTAATCGCTTCTTTCAGAGCAACCAACTCATTCCATTCTTCTGTGCTAAGATCTGTGGTAGATGTCTTGGGAAGGGTCATAAATTTTTTGCGATGGTTTTCAAATAATAGCATTCATATACACTACTATCTAGAAACTTAACATTTTCTTTGGGATCATGTAACAATACTTAATGATCATTGATCTCTGCAGTTATGTTTTGAATGTCTTTTGCTTTTTCTAAAAGGTAGTTTAAGTTAATAATTAATTCCTCAAAATCATCATCTGTCTTTCCAAGTAATGCTTCTTGAATCCTTTGAAATGCTGCTATGGTTTGAATGGTTAAATTTTTAGACATTAGGTTACTTCAATTTGACTCATTATAGTTAGTAACTTGAGTTTTGCAGCATTTCTTTCAAATATCTTTAGAATACGGAAACAAAAAGTCATTTACATAGTTTTTAGCAAATTCTTTTCCAAATTTAGATTCCATAAATCCACTTACTGGATCAAGTTTATGCATATAAGTATCAAAATCGATATACACAGAAGTATCTTCTTCAGTAGGTTTAGCAGTATCAACTAAAGATTTATATACATCAACATATTTTTTGAAGTCCTCAAAGTAATCATTTATTTCATGAATAGTACATTTTCTGACATAAATGTATCTTGAAAAATGATTTCCTGGTTCAAAAAATCTTATATCTTTTGTATTATCCAGATACTCTCCGATTTGACTCTTTACCAGTTCGTGATCGAAAGAATAGTTTTCTGTTGGGTGCTGAAAGTCAAATACAATGATAACTTTCTTTTCCATAAATGCCATTAAATCCATCCCAAAACAGGGAAGATTAGATCCTGTCTTGGGATAGACAATATTATTGTAAATTGATGAACTGTTTGAATTGATAACAGTTTCTCTCGATTTTATATAATATTCACCAGAATATAAATTGGATATCAGTTCAGAATCTTTGGCACTATGATTCTCAGTGAAAATTGAATTTAAATTCAGTTCAGATAAGACATAATTTTTATATTTGTCCCAAAGATTCTTATATTCCATAATATTACATCATACCTCCAAATCCAAACATAGAAGGTCCATTAAAACCATCATCGTTTTTATTTTTAAACATATCTTCAATTTTATCAGACATTGCATCAAAAGCAATAATACTCTCGATATTCATAATCATATCAGAAATTTGCTTCGAAACAAATGGTTTTTCGTTACGTGCAGCAAATGCAAGAGCGTTACGCAGATTACCTTGGGCTTCTTTGAGACTCTCTTCTACTTGTTGTGAAAGTGCCATTTTTACTCCATTTACTATTAATATTTTAACATATTACGACTTTTTTTGTAGTTCGGTAATTACCCATTGCAAACTATCTATTGTATTCATAAGTTCGTAAAGGCAATTAGAAGTTTCTATATTTTCTTGTTCCAGATTTTTAACTCTACATTCTAATTTTGAAACATATTCCATAACAGTGATATATTCTTCTGTTTCTGGATCAAGCATAATGTTATCAAGATTCATCCGACGACTCTCCAACATACAGTAGCGTTGCCCTGGCGCGTAGGAGCAATGTGAGCAAAAGCAGCATAAGACAAGTCGATGTCAGAATGAGAATATGGACCACGATCATTCACCCTCACAATTACTTGCTTAAGATTATCTTGATTTGTCACCCGTATGCGTGTTCCCATAGGAAGATAAGGATGAGCTGCAGTCCAACGATAAGCATTAAACCGCTCACCGTTCGCAGTAATTTGACCATGGAAACCATCTCCAACTCCGTAATATGTAGCAATGCCGCATGTCAGTCCAGCAATCAAAGTTTCAATCATTAACTTTTACCTCCATAGTAACTTGAAGAACTTGAATATTTTTGTGTTTATCTTTTGCTGCTTGAATTGCTTCTTTTGGAGTTTCAGTTTCAAAAAATTCACTGAAAGATTGCCCAGAAGGCGTCACATAAAAAACTTGATAGTTCATCCGAATACTGCATTTACTGAGATAACTTTTGCATTTGGGTTTCTTGCAAGAGCAACTTCTTTTGCTTCTTTGTAGTCCCTTGCATAAACTTCTTCGTAAAAGGTTTTACCTGTCACGTAGAGTTGAACTTTACATTTCATTATTTTATGAAGTGAATTTTTTCTTTGGGTTTGTTAAGTTGATTTTTAATGAACTTTGTAGCAGATTCAAGGGAGTAAAACTTTATGACTTTTGGAAATACATCCATTTCCATAAAATTAATCCAAATAAAAAACTTTTTATGTTGAGGGAAAAAGCATATTTCTCCTGTCATATCAGTTTTTTCTACAATTCTGTATCTCATTGTATTTTATTTGATGGAGAATAATAGAGTTTTTGTATTGGTCTATCATACTCGATATCATTCCAATGACGGATGACTCCAGCAACAATGAAACAGTTTGTAATGAGGTATGTAAGAAAAATAATTGTCCTGATCAGAGCGATAGTGTCGGATTCTTTATCGCATTTTGATGCTTTTTCCCCAAGGGACTTTGCCCACCATCTCCAAACATTTTTATTTTTCTTTGGCATTGGATTTAATGTTTGAGGTTTTTTAAAAGTTCATGGAAATTTGCTTGACCCTTGTAGAATATCCCACCGATAACCAAAATGTCAAGCAATATAAGGACAACTAATAGTATGATATGTGGTTTATAACTATTACTCATCTTCAACTTTTCTTGGTTTAGTTTTTGTTACAGAATATGATCCTTTCTTTATTTTATATCTATCTAAGTATTTTTTTAGATGTTCTTGACAAACAAAATAACAGATTTTCACATCTTTTCCTTCTTTATAAGAAAGTGTTACGGGAAAAAATTCATGAAAAGGAGGAGTTTCTAAAGATACAGGTTCCTCCCTTGTTTTTCTTTGACTTTGAGGTTTAACCTTGATTGGTTTTTTCTTTTTCACTATGAATTTCAGCAAGAAGTTTCAGAAGTTCTGGTGTTTCTTCCCATTCCCAGATTGTCCCATCTTTTTGAGTATAAGTGCGAGTTGTCATAGTTTTCCTCCAACAGTTCCTTCGTATGATTTAGATTCAGGCCATCCTTCCTGAATACCTTTTAAATAAAACCTTGTTGCTTTTACACATTCTTCTTCATTTAATGAGGTTACGAGTCTTTTACCCTCTTTATCTTTAGAATAAAATGTTCCCCATCTTGCTTTGACTACTTGAAAGCAATCATCATACCAATTAATTTCTTCACTCATTTGTGTCTAAAACTTTCTAAGTATTCATTCATTTGTTCTACATACTGATTATGATAAAGCCTCAATACTGGAGTGTATTTCAGATGAGCATTACCAGTATATAACCAACGATTCATAAGTTCAATGTTTCCACCGAACATTGCATATAGGTTATCATATAATCTCAAAAATTGCAAATGATTTTCAATTCCATAATAACCAATACAAAGATCTTGAGATGCTTTTTTTACTGCATCAATAACTACTTTTTCATTCGATTTCATTCTTTTTACGAAATTCTTCTTCTAATTCTTTAGCAATTTTATAGTATTTTCTATTCATCATAAAATTGCTAATAGGGTTTTTTGGATGCAATCTAATCATCCAAAAAACCCTTTCAGTATTCAATTTTATCATTCTTGTAAGAAGAACAATATAATCTGCTACGTTAGCATCAATAACTATCATTACACCTATGATAGAAAATATCAAAAATAAAACGTAATGATAGTTATCCATTTTATTTCAATGTAAATTTATTCTAATTATAGCGAAGTTTTAATTCACATAAGTATTCAATCAAACACTCTTTAATTTCATCCAATTCATCTTCACATTTAGATTCTTTTGCTTGCTCTCTTATATCTCCGTGTTTAATTTGAAGATCTTCAAGCATCAAATCTATTGCTTGAATCATTTTTTTACTTTTTTCTGTCATTTTTTCTTGTCTGGCAGTATTTTTACTGGACAGGATGGGACCGCTTTTTTAAGTTCATATACTATTTCATTCTGTTGCTGCGGCGACAGAAGTGCAATTTTTCTCAGTCTATTCACTATCCCAATTACTTGGTTGCAAGTTAATATAGTAACCAAAAATACTGGTTCCATTTCGGTTTCCAGAACCTGCATTTATTTAGATTGATTTTTGAATCCGCTAGACGATTTAATTTGTTTGTGGTCTTCTACCGTAATATAATTTAAATAATTTGTTTTTCTTACGTTAGAAAACCAGAAATCTTTAGCATCTTCGTAACAATCAAAGTGCTTGAACTTGCCATTACAAAGATAGACTTTGTAAGTATGTTTATCGTAGAGATCGTATGAAGTCTGTTGAAATACTTCCATATTAAATTTGATCTAGGCTTTCGATTTGAGAAACTGGAACTTCGTGAGTTGAGATTCTATACCAATGTTCATTATTTCTCAACCCCAAATACACAATGTCATCGCATTTTTTCTCTCTGAGAAATGCCTGAAGTTGCAAATGCATAAGTTCGGAATGACTAACAGAATTCATTTTTCAACCTTCCAATGTTCGTTTCCTTTTTTCTGAATCCAAAAGCAATACTGACGATTCAAAGATACGAGAAAGAATTTGTCGTCGGTCTCTTGTTCTACTTCGCACGAATGAAAATTATCCATAATATTAATGAATCGATTTTTTGCTTTTGAACTCAAAGGAGTTACGCTAACAAATTTCTTTTTCATTTTGATTTGAATTGTCATTGGTAGTTTAATGGGGATTTGAGGTTATTTAACGAAGATTGTGCCAGTTTGAGAACTGGCCTCTCGGTGCTTTTTAATAAAGGTTGTTGCCTGACGAACAGTGCTTACGTCGGTCAATTGCTCTCCATTGTAGATGATTACAAGACGTTTTCCCCAGGGGACAGCGGCATAATTATCTGTTGTAATAAATCCTTCTTTCATAAGTCTAAAAATAAAGGTCTGCTGCTAAAGTATATCGCTTTTCGTTGGTTTGAATATGTCCTGGACGATGGACATATTCACTAGGATAGATAAACCAACAAAAATCTTCTGGGATGATATTTGGAATATCATCCTCCAGAAATTCTGTCCCAGCATCTGAATATTTACTTACGTTTTTTGGATTACGCAAATAGAAAATTCCAGATAATTTTGCTGGATGGTGATGCCATTGTGCATCTTTGTCTTTTGTAATCCAATTATCATAGTAATCCATATAACACCATGCTTTCAATTTGAACCATTTAGTTTCCATCTTCATATAAGAATAACAAGAGAAAAGAAATGAATTCTTAAACTTGTGTGCTACATCATATTCAAATAGATCTGGATAGGTTTGAAATGTAGGAGAGTCCTTATGCCAGTCTCCCGTTTCAAATTTTTGATTAACAAGTTCAATAAGTGAATCATTGTCATTCTTTGAAATTAGATTTGAGAAATCGTATTTTTTGATCATCGCTTGATCACCGAAACTGCAACATCGCCTTTGTCAAAAATTACATCAACAACATTCTGAACTGCACGAGCAGTAGAACCAGAGTTCTTATCGAACACAGGGCAGATCACCAGACCGAAAGATTTTGTGTAGGCATACAGATCACCAGGAGTAATCTGACCCGAACGGATACCTGCTGCATCATTAGGATGAAGGCGAAGAGTGCGCCCAACAGTTTGACCGATACCAATCACATCCATAGAGCGCATAAAGATCACTGCCTCCAGAGCAGAAATATTGATACCCTCAGCAAGAATGCTGTGATGCAGGACCACAAACTTCTTGTCAGGATTACGACCCCAAGCATTCAGAGTATCAAAGAAAACCTCACGATTGACTTTGTTGCCATCAATAAATGCACCGTGCTTAGAAGTAATGTGCATCAGAGAATAACCTTGATCAGCAAGTTTCTGAGCAAACTGAGTCTCAGAAATCAAACCGACAATATGCTTGGTTGCCTTAGCACAGATCAGAATCTTATTGACAGGATTATCGTCAATGCAGTTGAGAAGATATTCGCAGTCACGATCAGCAATGCTTTCGCCCTTCACAGAGAGACGCTGCTGAGTTGCAATCACCTTAGGAGGAATGATGTAACCACCACGAACAAGTTCAGGTGCAGGAACCTTAGCGATGATCTGACCATAAACATCAGTATCATTCATACCAGGTTTATGAATCACTGCAGAATACTTAGGAGTTGCAGTAAAGAAATAGCAACGCTTTGCCTCAAAAGCAAAATGCTCAGTAGCAGGATAAAAGTTTTTCTTGACACTATTGTGTGCTTCATCGAAATAGATTGTATCTACATCGATATCTGCCTTAGCAAGTTTATCGAGAGAATTGTAGGTAGTGAAGATCAGTTTGTGACCTTCCATTGCCTCGTGCCAAGCACGAATCTTACGAGGATTGGTAGTAGAGAAGTGGTGAGTCTCACCACTATGAACGTGCATTACATCAGCATTGGTGATAAACTCCAGATACTCACTGGACAGTTGCTCAGCAAGAAGGATTCTAGGAGCAACCACAACGACCGTCTGAGGCGTCTCAGACTGAAATGCACGCATAGCATCGCAAATCCCCACAAGAGTCTTTCCACCGCCTGTAGGGAACACACAGATGCCTTTCAGATACTTCAGGAGAGCATCCAGAGCAATTTGCTGATGGGGGCGAAGAAGTGGAATCATGTGTTTCATTGATTACAGAGTAATTATAGCAGTAATAAAGACACCCTAGGAGTGGCAGTGTGCCAGTTCCTAAAGTGTCTCTAAGAGTTCTTGATATTAAATGACCTTGAACCCGAGCAAAGCGATTATACCCAGATTCTTATACCCTTGTCAAATACATCTCACAAAGCATAGATTCAACAAGATGTGCTTCTATTTCCCACGGTTCATTTTCATAATCTAAATGAGAGCAATCAATACCCCTCCAATATCTTTTTGATCCCTTATCTCTAAGATCACCACGAACGTGTTGGAATACATGTTGCAATTCGTGGAGTAATGTCTTAATATATTCTTCTCTACTCATCCGATTATGAATTTCGATCTCAAAACAACGAGGTCTATGGTCACAATCAGTAACTGTACACCATCCATAAACTCCCTCTCTTAGTAGTCCTCTATGATTTACAACAATCTCAATTTTATATCTAGGAATGTATTTTGAAACAAACCAAGTTACAACATCCTCACAAAGAGTCTTGCTATACTTGTATCCAGAAGTTTCAAGAAAGAGCATAATTAAGAACAGCGTTGGTAAGACGAACACCCCAATTCATTAGGACTATAAAACTCCCAATGAAAAGAAGTCGATCAACGTTGGAATACCTCATGGTTCTCCTTCAGGACTCCCATACTATAGGGTGCCTTGTCAGGTTTGCACTGGACCTTGTGCCAGTTTAGTCTTTGTCTGCTATTCTTCTGGGCATACCCAAATATTCTCGTCCATCATATAAATTATCTTTATACTTTCCATTTGCATCTACATAATGTAAAAATGATTGCAAATACCAATCTTGAGTGAATTTAGGTCTCCA